CGGTCTTTTTATCTTTTCGGTTCTTTGTGATTATCCCCCCCTTCCCCCCTGTATTGCGCAGCAATATAGGGGAGAGACAGAGGAGCGGCAGCGACGAAGAGAGGGGTTAAAAAAGAAGCACATAGGATTTTTTTGTAGAACTAACCCCCTCGCCCGATGGGCACTTCCCCTATATATAATCCGCAAATCCAAATTTACAAAAATCCCCGAACGAAGCGTCCAAAAATCATCGGGTAGAGCAAAACGAAGCGTCTAAAAATAGACAAGCGCACAACGCCCAATAAACGGCATTCGAACGTCATTATAACGGTATGGGCAGAATCTTCGAATCGATGTCGAATCAGGCGTTGAGTTTGTACAGCATCATGTCGGTGTAGGTGGCATTGTAGTTCATGTGGGCGTTGAACTCGGCTTTCGTGCAACCATCGAAGGGATTGCCCACGCTCTTGTTCCTGCCTATCCAGTCGCACAATTCGAGTATGGAGGACTTGTTAGAGGTGAAATAGACAAACGAATGGCCGGCGAGAATCATCAGCACATCGAGGTAATCGGACAGCCGCCAATACATCGTATAGGTGCCCACCTCGGTGGAGAGATAAGGCGGGTCGACCAGAAACACCGCACCGGGCGTATCCTTGTATTCATTGAAAACCTCCCGATAATCCCGAGAGGTGATTACAAGCCCTTCCAAATAATCGGGACATTCCGGATAATCGTTTTTGCGGATATTGTTATAGAGGGTGTCCTTGCGCATTTCGGCAACGCTCAGCTTGTACTTCATCGAAAACATAATCGAGGCGGAAATGGTGATGAAATCGACATATCCGTTTTCGCGCTCCTCCCGCTGAATGCGGTCGAATATGCGCTCCCGAATGTCTCCGGTGATTGCCTTGTGCCGAGGAACGGTATTGCCCACGATTTCCCGAATATCGGCGATCAATCGATTGGTATGCGGTATGTTTTCGAGTCGACGGCGGTAGTTGTCGAAATCGTTGTACACCACGGTGGCATTCGGCTTGCACCGCTTGGCGATATGGGAGAGCAGGCCGGAGCCTCCGAACAGGTCGACGAATGTGGCGTCGTCGGGAAACTGTTTCAAAACCTTTATAAACTCGCGCGCGAACATGCGCTTCTGCCCTACGAACGGGAGAGGGGCGGATAAATACATTTTCTTTTTCATACGTTCAGGTCAAATTTGATATTTTCGTTACCGGCGAGCAAATCCCGTGTACGGGCGATGTTATTGTCGTAGATGTGTACGTTGCCGAGGTTGAGGGTGACAGATTGCAGGGGCAAATCGATTTGCCGGGACATCAGGTACAAGTGATATATGTCGGCCGGAAGTCCGAGGTTGGCGTCGGAACTGCGCTGGTAGGCTGACAGCACCAGCTCGCCACCGTCGATTTGAAATTGCACGAGGCTGAGGCACGGGGCTTGATTGGTTTCTGCGTCGGTGGATCCGAGGAACAGCACATAGTTTTTGCTGCTGCGCTTCTCCCGGTTGATTCTGTCGATGAGGGGCGGCAACTTCTCGAAATAGGTGGGATAGCTGTTGACGAGCATCTGGCCGCAATAATCCCACCAGCTGATGCCCGCCTCCCGGTATTTCTCCACACTACGCTCACCGTTCATAAAGAGCCGCAGTTCGTCCCTGAGTTTGCGCCGGGCGATATTATGCCCCTCGAAGATGTCGAGCAGGTCGGCCGGTGTCAGCGAGAGCGACTCGTTAAGCAGGTAGCGGCTCGTGCCTTTCCTGCCGGTTTGCGTCTTGCCGTCGACGAGGATTCTGTCCAGTAACCGATAATATTTGTTCATGGCGTTTTTTTACGGGCAAAGGTATCGTGCACACGGGGTTGTTTCATGCCGGGGCTATCTCATTCCTCTGCAAGGAGATTGCAGTCGGCTTTGAATCGCCGGATAAGGTCATATACCGTGCGCTCGCATACACCGTATTTTTCGGCCAGCACAGCCACGATATAGGTGATTTTCTCTCCCTCGGCCAGCAGACGGTTGTAGTCGTTGAACAGGTCGATATATCGGATATCATCAAGACGAATGCCCGCATCGCGACAGAATTTCAATAGTTCCCGGTTTAATTTCAGTATCTCAATTACTTTCATTCTCCAAAAAAATAGTACATTTGCAATATCTCACTTACTTAATGCGCCTTTGCGCATATAACAAAATATAAAGTCCGAAAACAGAATGGTCGAAGGGCATTTGCCCCCGGCTTCCATTCCGGGTTCGGACTGTGTTGTTAAAAGTAGGTGAGATGACTATTAACAGGCCGGGGGCTTTCTTTTTTATCCCCGTCCTCTTGGTTTTTTAGCAGATCCTTTACATACCGGTGTTCTGTTTCTCGTTAAACTTCTGTTCCAGTTCTCTCGCCTCCGCTTCGGGGAGTTCCTCCCAATCCGTCAGGTCGGTTCCGTCCGGGGCGGAAACAGCCGGAGTAACCGTGATATACTCATCTGTTTTATATACCAACAAATATCCTTCTCTCGCTTTTTTCCGTATCATTTTTCAAACTCCTATTACTTGCCAATTTTTATCCGTAGCTATCTTTATGTCCCCTTCTGTCAATTCATGAGTACCCGGATTATCGGTAATATTTATAATTCTCTGTGACTGACCGCTGAAATCCGGTAGTTGCTCGAATACTTCCATTATGGCTCCATATTCGAATTTAGAGCCGTTGATATTTATATGAGCTCCGCCCGATTGGATGCCAAATGGGGAGTCCTTACTAAATTGTAACCCGTATATAGCCGAAACAGACGAATTAAATACATTCAATTTGGTTTCTGGAGTCCCGAATGAAATGGACAGCTTCGGACAGTTGTTAAATCCGTTCGCATTTAATCTGGTCGCTTTCCTTCCAATGGTTGTGGGGAAATTCACCGCTTCCTGTAAATTTATGCACCCGGAAAAAGCGTTGCCCAATTCATTTACCGAATCAAACAATTCCCGATTCTCCGGGAATACGATCTTTCTTAAAGCGTTACACCCCGAGAACGTGTAACCCATATTTGTCCAAGCTCGTTCCGAATCGGTCGGCAGTATAATTTCCGTTACCACTATATTCTGCTCGAAGAGATTGGAAATCTCCAAAAAATTAAATCTTGACAAATCATATCTATAATTCAACAGATTGGGGGCATACATAAATGAAAATACAGCACCCCTGTATGCCTTTATGTTTTTATAATTGAAAACATCGAAAGGGTATTGCCCCAACAATTTAGAGACCGTATTCCCGGGCAATTCGTCGAACGCTATATCCTCCGAATCATATCTTATCTCATGGAGATATACCGATCTGAGCGTATCTGCTTTAAGAATATGTTTTCCGATCACTCTGACATATTCTATCCAATTGACGGCCGTATTCTGTGCCCAATTCAATATCAGATAAGAGTATAAACCGTTTTTGTTTATCGAAACCGCCTTCACTTTCGAATTGGATTTCACCTTATTATAGACAGGAGAAAGTTCTATGGCATTATAAACGGCATGGTCCTCTTTGACATACAAATCCACGTGCCAGAACCTTTCGCCGTGAGAATCCAAAGTTCCCGTTCCTTCTTTGAATTTATGCCTGCACGTATGATATCCCGGTTCCTCCCTGCCATTCAATATCTCCGTAGTACCGTCTCCCCAATCCACTTCGATGACTTGATCATATATCCAGAATGTAAGGTCATAATCGGGGTCTTCACCTGTCGTATATGCAATCAACCACACATGGAACCGAGGGGTTAATTCCAAATCAGGCCATTCGGGATCCACCCGATACGGCGGCCTCGCTCTATATGCAGTAATAACGGGAACGCTGACCGTTTCTTTCACCGCAACGGCCTCCGGCACGACGATTTGCTCTTTTACAGCGACGGCCTCCGGTACAATTATCCGCTCTTTCACCATCACGTAATCGCACTTCTCCATACCTCACACGATTTTAATGTTCGTCTCGTCCTCACCGCCATACTCCCAGACTCCGCTCGCGAAATCGGAGTCGGTACGGCAATAATGCCTTTCTACGGTAAGGACTCCCTTACGGAAAGTGTTCGGCTCGAATACGGCTATCAGCTCGCCGTCTCGAAGGACACAATTCACCCGCTTGTCACCCTCCTGCGAGACTTCGCACGTCCGGCCGTATTGGTCCCGATAGATGAAGCGGAATTTCAGTCCCTCCACATCGATGGGGGCACCATTCATAGCTGAAAACTCCAAACCGACCTTAATGCCTTCCCACGAGTATTTCTCTTCGTACTTTTTTTCACTCATCGCTGCCATCGGATAATGCGTTGAACATTTTTTCCACAAGGCCCTTTGTCTCCTCTACGGTAGAACTCATGGAATAGACATTCATGTTAAAACTGCCTTGCCCGACGGTGACATGGCCTTTTTCCACACCATTCTCCACAATTCGGTAATTGACCGCTTGCAGGTTATCTACCGTTTCCTGTCCGTCGAATTGACGGCTGATGTTCTCGCTGATTTTGACTAACTCAATCATAATGTCTCGTATTTATAGGTTTATAATATGGTTACTTTCACTTCTGTCTCGGGCAACGAATCCATGACCTTGTCGACCACCTGTCCGGTAGAATCGACAGGGCGCACCCTTGCGTACACATTATATGTATATGTTCCGGGCAGTGGCCGTGAGGCGGTCAACTCCTGTATGGTCACATTGATTTGAAACACAAGATTCGGCCGGTACGTGAATACATATTTGTACGATCCGCCACCCTTCAAGACAATCTCGAATTCGTATCTCGAACCGTCAGAAGGATTCCCGTTCGGGAAGCTGAAACGCAGAGCGATGGCGGCTGTTTGGTAAGTCCCGTGCAAGCCGGCCAATCCAATGAGCTTGCAATATACATATTCACTGCTGACCTCAGCTGTCATGGCTATCGAGGTAGGTATGGGGAAATAATTCGCCACGGTGATTTGTTTGTCGACCCCCGTCCAGTATTCGAACGACTTCTTATCGATAAGGAACAATGTCACCTTCAAATTCGCCCCTACCGAACCCTCCCCCGGAAATGTGTCGCTCTGGCCGACAGGAGGTATCGGAGGAGTAGTACCGTCGCTGAAAAACTTGACCTTGAAAGCGGAGTACCACACATTGCCCACCCGCAAGGTGGTCACGGTGTTTGTAGAGGCGTTCGTCAGCAATCGGGCAAAACTGCTTCCGTTTCCATCGGTTGCCAAAATAGCCGGATAATAATCGCCGATACCCTTGTCGGAGGCCAGCGACAGCCATGATTCGATGGGTACGCCGGTAGGATTCACCGAAGTATCGTAATAGTTGATGTCGATAAAAAGATATGGCACGTCCGCACTGATTTCGTCGATTTTGCTTCCGGTAAGATTGGGTTTTGCGTTATGGTCGTAGCCGTCGAAATCGCTCAGGCGGCAAAAATCCGTACCCGGGTGCGGATAGGCCACATAATCGAAAGAGGTATCATGGATAGCGACGATATTCGTGCCGTGCGGTATCGTGGCTTTCAAGCCATAGCGTATGCCTTGATTCTTATCCGTCTCGCTTCCTTCCCATTGGTCGATATATGTAGTGACACCGCCGGATTGCTGGGGATAATTTTCGGATAGCGGTGCGGCCTGCGGATAGCGCACGGGTTTATGGCGGCTCCACTTGTTGATACGCCCCGGACGGCCACCCTGCAACAGGGGGCGTTCGAGAGCCACGATGTCGGCCACGTCCCATACCCCGTTCCTCGGGTATATCCCCAGCAGGTTATAAGGTTCGGTTATCGCTATCGGGGCTACTATCTTGTTTTTATCGATGGCCATACGTCACTTTCCTCCTTTCCCTTTTAATTCGGACAATTCCTTTTTCAATCGTTCTATATCTCCCACAAGGGCCTTAACCAGACGGGCGGTCTCCTGCGTCGCCCCGGCGATGGTGTTGATATAGTCGGGCGACAGGTAGTTCAAGGCTCCGTAGCCGTCCTCCGTCTCGTAGGCCATCGATGGCAATACCTCTTTCACCTTTTGGTACAGCAGCCCCGTATGGGCTTCCCCGTCCACACCGCCCTTGTTACGCTTCCGTGCTTTTTCGGTGTATCGAAAATCGCATACCCTGCCCATAGCCAAGAGTCTGTCGGTATAGCTGAGGGTATAATTGAAATCTCGTTTTAAACGTTTGTCCGATGTCGTTAGAGCGGTTACCGAGCCTTGTGCCGAGATATTGCCTTGCGACGATATATCCCCCTTGGCTGTTATGATACCGTCCGAAGTGACACTCTCCTTTGACCTTATGTTATTTGTCGCCACAATCCTTCCGGCGGAAATGGATACAGACTTACTACCGGTCGAAAGGCTTATACTCGTAGCCCTGATTACATTCGCCCCATCGATGTCTCCATCCATCGTTATATCCCGAACTCCCGACAGACTTCCGGAAACATCGTTCGTTCCGTCAAATGGATTTCCCCAAAACAGACGATAGTTCTTGAGCCTGTCGGCGGCGATGGAATCGTTATCCGTCAAGGCGACAGACGGGGTAATCACGGTCAGCTTGCTCACGCTGACTGCCGGCATGGGAGACAACGATATGCTCTCCACACAGTTCTCGCAAGTCCCGTTCAAAGCCCCGTATGTGTTATAGACGAATATGGAGCAGGTCTGGTAATCGGTCTTGGCCGAAACCCAAAAACACACGTGTCCCCCGTACAAGAACACCTTCACGTCACCCAAATCGTCACCGAAATGCGTACCGGCCGTAGCCGTAAACTCGACATCGTTCGGGGCATAATTATACGCCTGTACGATCGTATTGATAATTCGTCGGCTATAATATCCATTTCCGATCAGATGCAACGTCAACATAGCCGCCTCGGCCTCTTCGACTTTCGTGCGAATCAACCACCCGTTTCCGGTGGCTGTCTCATACATGCCGCCCCTCTTATACAGGAAAGCCCCGTTGTCAAGTCCGTTCAACTTTTTCGCATTGTCCGATTCGACCGCACGTCCGACTGTCAGCCCCGTATATGTGCCGCTCACGTTGTTTATCTCCGAGAGCGAATAGGTGGGCTTGTTCGTCTGCTGTACCCAATCGTACAGGGTGATGCCTTTGGTGACAACGATATTACTACCCGTTTTGCTGATCGCCGTCACCACATTGCCTGTACCTATCGTAGATGCGCCGGCGTTGGCGAGTTTCCAAATCTCGTTGATGGTGTAGGCGTTGAAAGTATCCGTCATCGTGGTGTTGTCGAACACGCCGCCCAGATCGTCGAACCCATGAACGAGCTTGATGAGCCCTCCTTCGCCACCGCCGCCCCCTTCGAGACTGCCGAGGCCGAGGGCCGAGAGGCTCCCGGTAGTATAGAGGCTTATCGGTTCCCCGTTTTTCGAGTCGTACACTTTAATGGCCTTATTGGCGGCGTCCCATACCAGCGTCGCCCCGCCGATGGTAACGCTATGGTTCACATTGATGTCGGTCATGGGCACGAGGGGCGTGACATCGAGCAGTTTCCCGCTCTCCGAATCTTCATTAAGCTGAAAGATGTTGAGATAGGCGTCGATGAGCTTGTCGCCGAAGTAGAATGCCCCGAGGTTGGTGTCGATTTTCCCTTTCTTGTCCCACCGGATATTGCCGGCGGCCAGATAGCCCGTGCCGTCCATGCGGATCAGGGCCGTGGCCTCGTTGCCGGCAAGGCCCTCCTTTTCGACGTATTTCCCGGATTCCTCGTCGTAGGTAAAGCGGTCCACGGGGTCGCCGCCCGCCCAGTAGGAGATACTGCCGGCTCCCCGGTCGAGACCGCTCACCCCGCTCATGACGACATACTCGCCTTCGGGAGTGCGATAGCCGAGTTGCACGAGGCTCGTTGCGATGACACCCCCGTCGATGGTGGTGTCATTACGGAAGGCTTCTTTGAGGTATTCGCGCTCTTCAAGCGCCTTGTCCAAATCGTCGTAGTGCTCGGTAATGAATTTGCCCTTGATTCGGAGAGTTTTGGTTGTCGAATCGTAGAGCAGATAGGTGTTTTGTTCGGGGACTCCGACGGCAAAGTCGCCGAGGACTTTGAGGAAGGCCCGGGCGGTGCTCCTGTCGAATCCCTGACTGACGACCTCCTTGCCCTGCAAGGTGTAGGAGCCGATACCCTGCAACAGCTTAACGCTGGGCGAATCGACGGCGATGGAGGAGATGATGACGGCATTCTGTCGCCCGGGCTCCTCGGTGCCGCCCACGATGGGGTCGTACCCCAACTGGATAAGGGCGTCCCCGGCTACGGGGATATCCGAACCGGCGTCGGCGTCCGTCTTGGAAAGGTCGACGTAGTTGTCGCCGACCCCGACCACCTTGCGCCAGTAGTAGCGGGGCTTCAAGGCCGCCGTCCGGTCGATCGACCGGCAGATGGCCATATCCCCCACGATGAAGTCGTTTTCCGAATCGATTTCGCCATCGTCCGCATAACAGCGGTAATACGTCTCGAACTCCTCTACCCGGAAAAGGTGGGCGAAGGAGGCAGAACTGACGATATACTCCCCGGCGATATGGGTGATGCGGTTGACCTGCGTCTCCTGTATCGTCGCTTTCTTTCGGATAAAGATGTTGTCCGCCTCGATGTAGGTGTTGCCCTGTTCATCGGTTCTGAACGTTCCGCCGCTTACGAGCGAGGAGTAAACTCCGATGTCCAGTCCTTTCGCGAAGGTGATTTTCCCTTGTGCCGTGTCGGGGCGCAGGCGGCTGAGCGCCTCTTTGAGGGTACGCCGCGCGCTGAATATGTTGTTGTCGGTGGGCAGGGTGTTGTCCCAGCTCCGGATCAGGTCGGGGAAAGAGCCCGACGTGGCTTCCCGCACATAGTTCTCCACGGCGGTGATGTTGTCGTTGATGGTCGTCATCGCGCCGGTGCTCGTGGCGTCGCTGATTTCGAGGTCGACCTGCGAAGGGAGGTTGACCTTCCGCGTGATTTTGGTAATGCGGCTGGCCCGGGAACCGGTGTCCGGGAAATACTTGTCGCTCTCCAAGCGCACCCTTCTCCCCACATAGAGGTCGATGGCGTAGTCTTCGATGTAGACATGGTCGGTCGGCGCCTTGTAACGGCTCACATCGATGGCGTTCTCCTCGTTGTATTTGTCGACGGCCTCCTTGAACTCCTGTTCGGCCAGCGGATAGTATTCGTCCGGCATGCGGATATTCCAAAGGATATACTTGTCGCCGGCTTGGGGCGACAGGGTGTCGTTGGGAAGCTGCGTGTCGTCGTCATAGGGCCAGATGGTGATGATCTCGAACTCCCGGGTGTCGCTGTCGTAGTTGACCTCGAAGTAATAGGTGCCGTCGGCTTCTTCTCCGAGCCCGGCCAGTTCCGAGCCTTCCTGAAAGGATACCCGCTTGACCTGCCGAGCCAGCTCGTAATCGTTCGGGTCGAAATCGAGGGAGTCGTCCTTGAAATACCAGATCGTAAAGGGGTTGCCCTCCTCGTCCTTCGTCTCTTCCTTCCGTACCGAGCTCACGGTACCGACACGCTTGGGGTAAATGCCGGCGAAGGCCTCGGCCTCGTAGTGGTGCCATACGCCGTACTTGTCGACATTCACATCGACATGCTTCACGCCGCCGGGCAGTTGCAGACGGGTGTGGCCGTATTTCTCCGGGTCGATGTTGCGGCTGCTGCCCACCGGGTAGAGCCGGGTGTAGAACTTGGCGTTGTCGGCCATGTCGCCGCTCAGCGAGAGCAGCCCCTTGCCGTAGGCCAGCGTCACCTCCTCGCCCTGTTCGCAGCGGCAGATATTGACGGTCTGCCCCTCGACCCACCATTCGGCGCGGTGTCCGACCTTCTCGGCCACCTCTTTGAGCGCCTCGTCGCAATATTTTCCGAAATAGTCGATGACGATGTTGTCGCTCCCTTCCACCGTGCCCACCTTCCAGTCTCCGGTACCCATGCCGTTGTTGATACTCTTGACGATCAGGGCAACATGGTCACGCGGCGGAGCGGTCAAGGTAAAGACCGGCTCGTCTTTCCCGTCCGTGTCGTTGATGACAAGGAAGCGCTTCACCAGACTCTCGATGCCGTAGAGCTTGATATCGTACTTCCATTCGACCGTCGACACTTGCTCGGGGTGGTACCGTTCCATGAGCCAGTACTTCCTACCCATAAACTCGGCGTAGTCGTTGACTTCGAGCGCCACGTGTTCGTAGAGCGTGAACGACAGGCTGAGCACGTTGTCGCCCTGCAATTCCATCTCCTGCGTCGAGTTGTCGTCGCAGGGAACCTGTGTTTTCGCCATGCCGTCGCTGCCGTATATCGTGATCATCTTACTCTTGTTTTAAGGTCGTTTTAATGCTGTTTTATCGCCGTTCAATCGTCATTTAAATCGCTGGCTGCGGCTCCCGGAAGGTGACGTAGAAGCGGCTCGCCTGCTTGCCCTCCCGCCAGAGGTAGGTGAGCGGTTCGTAGTCGCTCGCCTCCTTGCAGAAAACGCGAAGAGTCATGTCCAAGTCGGGAAACTCGATGTCGAGCCACCCGTCGTCGCCTGCCTTTAAAAAGGCGATAAAGGCTTTGTACTGTGCCAGCCACTTCTCCCGAGTGTCGGCATAGAGGGCGAAACAGAGCCTCACGTCCCGCGCCTGATTCTTCACGTCGAGCGCGGCCGAGTATTTCTCGCCGTTCTCTTCCCGTATATCCACAGCCACATGGGTTTTCGTTTTGGCCGGCGACAGGATCGCCTTCAAGTTGTTGCGGTCGCCCCGCCTTTTCTCGGCCAGAAACACGCCGTACTCCGTCCAGATGTCCGTACCGTTGACGAGCGCTTTCCCGCCCAATATCGCATCCATTGCCATAGCCCGTTCTATTTTACCGTTGTTTTGTTATTTCATTTTCAGCCCATCGCGAATCATCTTCTTGATATCCTCCTTGATTTCGCCCAAATGCTTGGCGCTGGCGCCGGTGTTCTCCTCGATACGCCGCAGGTGGTCGACGGCCGAGCCCATCTGCTCGCTCACGTCCTGCATTCGCTCGTCGATACTGGCCCAGTGCATTTGCCCCGAGACAAAGAGACCTTCGAGCTTGGTGCCCTGTTCTTGGCTCATGGCGGCGAACCCGCCCGGCTTCCCGCTCTGTGTCGTTCCGCCGTCGTCCCCGGTATAGCCGGTAGCCTCCGATATGCTGTCGCGGATATGGAGGCCTTTTTTCACAAGTTCCTCCCACTGTTTGTTCAAGTCCTCGATTTCCTCGTCGGTCAGCTCTCCATTGGACATGGCCCTTCCGAAGGTGGCGTACCAATCCTCCATATCCGTTTTGAGCAATTCGTCCAGCTTGGTCTTCAACAGGGCGCGCATCAGATACTCGCTCAGGTCGTCGGAGAAATCCTCCCAGTCCGACGACATGTCCGTCAGCATGTCGATAAAGCTGTCGTACACGCTGTCGAAGGAGACCTGCGTGATACTCTCGTAATAGGCCTGTTCCAACTCCTTCCGCTGCTCGGCGAAAGCGATATAGTCGTCCATATACCGGGCGGCATCCTTGTAGCCCGCATCGGCATAGTCCTTGATTTTCGCATACAAGTCGGGAGCTTCCCGGGCGACCTTCGCCATCTCCTCGCTCGACAAGTTCCAGAAATCGGCGGCCTCGCCGATCGTCCTTCCGACCACCTCGCTGATGCGCTGCCATTCGTTGCCGCTCATGGCATCGTCTATTTTTTTGTTGGAGGACTTTTTGCCGCCTATGCCCCAAAGCCCGTTGCTGTAAGCGGAGGCGCTCCGCTGCATTTGTTCCCGCGTATGGGCTTCCGCCTCGTCCAGACGGGCCATCTGCTTTTCATAGAGCTCCGTGGCTTGTTGGCCGGAGGAGCCCTTTATCTCATCGGTCAACGACTCGATGGCGGCGATCAAGGCTTCGTTCGTCAAGCTCAGGCGCTCCATGTCCTCCTCCAAATGGGGGTCGCTGTCCCCGTTCCCCACCAGTTTGCCCAAGCCCCCGAACGATAGCGCATCGAGGATATTGGCCGCCCCTTTCAACAGGGACTCGCCGATTTGTTGGAAAAGCTCCAACGAAAAGATATTGTCGATAATGCCGCTGACAGCGCCGAGCACGGTGTCTGTCAATCCGGCGACGATACCCCCGATACCCTCCGTCGCCAATTCGTCCAAGATGGAGAGTATGGCGGAGATGATGGAGCCGGCCAACCCCGAATTGCCCAAACCTTCCGCGAGGGCTTGGGTGACGCTGCTGTCCCCGAAGATTTTCTCGAATCCTTCCGCAAGGGAGCCGCCGAGTTTCTCGGTCAGCTTCCCGCCGTTAAACAGCTTGTCGAGTTGCATGAAGCCTTGCCCTATGCCTTTCAGGTTCCCCGACGAAAGGTTTCTCAGCCCCGATTCGAGGTTGCGGAACATGCCGACTGCCTGCTCCGAGGACTCCCGGAGGTCGGCGGTGGTGCTCTGCACCTGCGTCCCGAACATCTGCACGTCCTGCGATGCCTTGTCCAGATTCTTCGCGGCCTCTCCCACGTAGAGCTCGGCCGCCTCTATGCTGCGGGCGTCACCGCTTCCCTCGGCCTCTTTCAGCGTTTGCTTGGCTCGGGCCAGTTCTTCGGTCGCCTCGATTTCCCGCTGCTGCGCGGCCATGTAGCCCCGCATGGCGTTTTGATAAGAGACGAGGTCGTCGTTGATTTGCCGGAAAATCTCCCCGTTCCACATCGTCTCCGACTGTTGCAGGCTGGAAATCAGGCCATACAGGGCTTCCATCTCGTCGACGCCGGCGGAGGCTTGGAACTCCGGGCTTCGGGCGATCGTTTTCAGGCGGTCGATGGTCGGTTGCACCTGTTCGCGGAACATCACCCCGAAATTGCCGAATACGCTTCCCCAGTCGATTTGCTGCCGGATAGCCGACAGTTCCAGCCGGTTGACGGCCGAGTCCCGTTCTTTTTCGAGCGAGAGCCGTTCGCCCTCCGATTGCGCCCGGCGAATCTTTTCGGCATACTCCTCGGCGATGGCCAGCTTCTGCTGCTGGTAAGAGCCGTACTCCTTTAAGTAGTCGCGCATGGCGACGGCTTCCTGCCGGTAAACCTCCGTGACCTCTTTTTCCCGGGTTTGTCCGTTCAGGGCATGGGCGCGGTCGATTTCCCGCTGTTGCTCCCCGGTCAGCCCGGCGGCGTTGGTGCCGGTGACGCCCGCCTTTCGGTTCAGCTCGGCCAGTTCCCGCGCCTTCTTTTCGATCTCGGCTTTTTGCCGGTCATAATCGGCGTCTATCCGGGCCAGTTTCTTCTGCGTGCCTTCCTCCTGCAAGTCGAGCCAATCCTGTTGGTTCTGTTGTTCCAGAGCCAGCAACTCGTCATTCAGTTTCTGTCGGGCCTGCTTCCGCTTTTCCTCCTCTGTCTTGGCGGTGTCGTCGTCAGTCTCGATGTTCCGGTAATCGGAGAGTCCCGCTTCCTTGAAGATTCTGGTTGCCTCTTTCTGGAACCATTCGACCTCATTCAGGTAATGTTGTTTTTTATTTTCCTCCTCTTGCAGGGCTTTGTTAAAGGCTGTCTCTGCCGGATCGCTTCCATATTGGCCGATGTTGTCCCCGCCAAAAAACATGTTGAGCTTTCCGCCGGCGCCCCAGAACGGGCGGTACTCCTCCTTGCCCTTGCTGCGGATTTCGTTGGCCTTCTCGTCGGCTTCTATGGCTTTTTTAATATAGGACTGGGCCTTTGCCTGCATGAACAGGGACTCGACATAGGCATTCCCTTTTTGTATGAGCGTGTCATACCACTCGGTCAGGGACTTGTAAGTGCCGAACGTGTCGCCGTATTTCCGGTTCAACTCGTCGACCTTGTTCTTCTCCTGCTCTTTCGTGCCGATAAAGTCTCTCAACTCGCGGATGGTGTTGTCCAGCTCGGCACGGGTGCGTATGGAAACGGCATGTCCTTCTTTCTCTACCTCGTTTTTCTCCTGCTGGGCTTTTTTCAAGGCGTCGACTCCGTCTTTGGCGCTGAACAGCCCTTTTACCCAGTCTACCAGTTCGTCGCCGTACATGACCAGCAGCATGATGCCTGTCGTCAGGGCGGTCTGCCACGAAAATAAAGAGGAAAGTATTTGTTTCCATACCGGCACGCCCTTTTGCCCGGATTTCACCAAATTGTCGTATTCGACCCGCGCCCTTTTCACCTCGTCCGCGAAAATGGGCAGGTTGTTGGAGATGGCAAGAAAAAACATCTGGGGCCCCATAGCCAGAGAGGGCATCTCCCGGGCGATCTGTTGGATACTCATGTGCAGGCCGTTGAATTGCTGCTTGGCGGCGGGCAGTTCCGGGGGGACTGTCTGTGTGGCTTCTGCGGTTGCATCCAGCTGTTTTAACCGGGATTCCAATTCGGCGATTTGCTTTTCGAGCGCTTCGATACCGGCCATGTTTTCACTCTGGTCGAGGTTCGGGGAGGCGTTTTGTCCGACCCTGCGCAATTCTTCCATTTGCTCCGTGAGCCCGGCTATGGTGGTACGCAACCTTTGGGCTTGACTGTCCATTTCCGAGGATGCGGCGGTCGCCTTGCCTTTCAGCTCGTCCACCTTGCGGCCGGCCTTGTCGAGAGCCCCCGACAGGCGGTCCTTCATCAATATCTCTACCTCTACCGGTTTCATTGCCATGTTATCTCTTCAAATTGCTTTGGAAAAATCCCACGATGTCTGCGGCCTCGTCCTCCGCGCTCTTCTCCTCCTGTTTCTTTCGGATATAGCGGGGCGCATCTGCCAGCATCATAATCAAGGTCTGGAAGTTCACGCCTTCCAGTATGTACTTTACCTTCCAGCCGGTGGCGTCGGCCACTTGCCAGATAAATCCGAAGGGGCTATGGGAAGGCTCGAATACCGTCTTTAACTCCCCTTGTCTCTTTGGCTCAGTCTCAGCTTCATCGGGTTCGTCCTCTCGGCTGATCTGATAATACTCGTAAAAGGGTCTGTGCCCAACAGGAACACGAAGTTGCGCATGGCGGCCGAGACATACTCGGTGTCTATCCAGTTGCGCACCAGCCATGCCGTTGCCCCGACCAGCAGCCGGCGGCTGATCCAGCCGCGGCACAGCGTATAGGCCACCATGCGGCTCACCTGTTTGCCGTGGGTCACTAAAAAGGCCATTTCCTCCTCCTTCGTAAACTTGTTCATCTGTTCCGCCGTCACCCCTAACGAGAGGTACACCCGGGCCAAGCGAATAAGCCCGCCCAGCCGGGGGCGGCGCATGACGACCCGCAGGCGCAGGGGCTTGCGGAACGGGAGGCGGATATCCTTCAAGGGGACAGACACGCCCCGGTCCAACAGGGCGGCCGCCCCCTCGCGCTGTATGAGGCGTGCGACTTTCTCGTCCATACGTTAATCCGATGGGGTGTCGTTGATTTCGTAAGGAGCGGCTTCCGCTTCCTCCGGCTTGTTCACTTTCAGCTGGCACTCTATCTTGGAAACCTCGGTCAGCGTCAGCTTGCCGCCCAAGTTGGCCATGATGGTGCCGTTGGGAATCTTCATCGTCTGTCCGCTCACGAACTGGATTTCCCACGGGCCGCGAAGCTCCACGAGGTCGGTGGGAGCTTTCCAGCCGGTGTAATTTCCTGACGAGCCTACCAGCGTGCCGCCCAGCACGGCGGCGATGTTCTCGTAATCCAGCTGTATGAGATTGAACGTCGGAGAGATGGTCGCGTTCTTGTTGGCCAGCGTCAGCACCGGGGCATCGGGAACCTGCTCGGCCTCGATGTCCGTGCTCTCGGCCTTTGTGCCGCCCCAATCCCAACTGCCTTTTTCGATGTAGCCGATTTCCTTGCTGTTGAATTTTACCACGGCTATGCCGTATATGAATTTCTTAGTTGCCATTCTTCAATTTGTTTTTGATGATTATTGTTCCTAATATCGTTATCACTATCCCGGCGAAGAACCCTGCGAAAAAGGTTTTAACGGGATTCGAACGTCGTTCGCGCTCTTCCTCGAAGAGGGATTGCAGTGTCCCGTAGGCATTCCGATAAATGGCGGTTTCCCGCTCGTAATACTCACACTGTCGCTGCAGGCTGTCGCAAGAGGCATAGACCACGATGGTGCCGGGTTCCTTCCCCTTGCCGATGTCGAGACGGGCCTGCCCGCTCTTGGCATGAAACGATGAGCCCTCCGGCAGTTTAAGGAGGCTGTCCGTCGGTATCTCCAGCTTCACCTCCGACATCGGCACCGTTTCCGTCCGTATCCGGCGAACTTCTCGCGCGAGGCTGTCCCGTCGTTCCGTCTCCACCGTCCGCACCTTTTCCCGCGCTGCCTTTCGTGAGGTCGCGCAGCTTGAAAATAACAGGGCAGTCAGCACGAAACTTGCAACTGTTAGCCGTCTCGATGGCTTTACGGAAGCGGGCCATCTCCCGCTTGGTCGAGCCAAGCTCCTTTTTCGCTTCCCGCAAATCTTCTCTGGTTTCACTCAGTTCCTTTTTTAACGGTTCGACAATGTTCTCTATCAATATCCGGGTGGCCTGTTCAGTGTTGCCTATCCGGACTGTTTCGGCTTCCGCCTTCGCTTTCTCCGCTTCGGCATTCGCCTTGCGGACGGTCGCTTTCAGGGTCAGAAGTCCGACAACCGCCGCCAAAAGGCCGCCGCCCAGTATCCAGTTAAGCGTTTCACTGAACTCCATAATATACCTCTTATCGATTAATGCCTATGGACTTCAACCAAGCCCGCACGTTGAATGAGGGGCAGGCTTTCGCCGCCAGCTGGTTGTGGCCGACAATCTCCACGTCGGGGAAGCGACGGTGAAAATCCTTCACGTAGGTTTCCATCGCTTTCCGCTGTGCGGGGGTGCGGGTGTCCACGGGGGTCTTGCCGTCGGCGGCGACACCGCCCACGTACACAACGTGCCGGGCCGTCATGTTGTACCCTTTTGCCCCGTTGGTAATCTCCCACGGATCGACCTGCGCATCCTCGTTGTTGTCCACCAGCCTCTCCACACGGCCGTCGAGGTGTATCATATCGGTGTATCCTACCTGCTTCCAGCCCCGCCCGGCAGGGGGTGCGGAGGTGTGCCAGCGACGTATCTCGTCGGCCGTCACCTCACGCCCTTCGGGGGTGGCGGTGCAATGCAGTACCAGATATTTCAACTTTCCCATGACTTATACTCCTTGTTTGGCTTGCGAGATGGTTATCTTAGCGGTTTTCGAATTGTCGGCATTCAGGGTAATGGTTAGAGTCCCGCTTTTCGGATTGCCCGTATCATTGGCCTCTGCCGAGATGGTCACGCCGGTTTCGGTTTCTTCTACCTTAAAACCGGCCGGAGCGGCGCCTACGGTGTATTCACCGCTGGCTGTCACGGTCACTTCCTTGCTGCCACCCTCGGCCGGAATAGTCACCGTGGTCGGGTTGGCAGAAATGGTTTTTGCAGTCGGCTGAAATACGGGACTTTTGCGACTGTCCAAAACCACGGTTTCCTCCCCGAAAGCAATATTGGTATCAACCTTCATCAGCATCTTGAAGAAGTACAACTCGCTGGCATTGGAAATCTTGTCTATCTGAATGACATTCTCGTCGTCTTGCAGATTGACGGCGGCGAACAGGTTTCCGTCTGCGCCCATCGAACACAACGTGGCCACAATCAGATCGTCGGGCCATGCAGCCAAAGTCTCGATGGCGATACCCTTGTAACGTCTGGCATTGACGTCCGTCTCGCTGGCGTTTTTGGCCTCTCGTTCCGTCAACTCGTCATCGTACTTGTCGAAATCATCGATACTCATGATGATACGCAGGTTCGGGTTGTTACGAATTGCTTTGGGGATAGCGCTCCGAACGGCTTTCAACTTGCCGAGCATGGTCGTTTCCTCGCTGTCCACGATGATGAGTTCCGTATCTTTGGCCATTTGGGTGAGGATACCGTTAAACAGATGGTCGTCATCGTCGCCGTATTCGCCGTTGATGTAATGGTCACCTAATTCGAACTGTACCTGTTTGGCCAGTTCGGCCAACAGTGCGTTCTGGGCTTCGGGGGGTAGCTCTGCGAACACGAGGTTGCCTTTCGGCTGCCACTTGCGCCAGATTTGCTCGAAGGCACGGGGATTGAACACGGTGAAAGCCATGAAATCCTTCGGATCGAGGCTCTTTTCGTTATAATTGAAATTGCCCTTCGAATCTTCCACACCGGGATTTTCCTTGCGTTTTTGGAGCATCTTTCCGCTTTTCAGACGGGGCAGGCTGATTTTCTTCTCCACACCGGGAATGACCATAATCAGGCCTTTCTCCACGATTTCGTTGCCGGTGGCGGCGAGGGTCAGCAGCTGCTCCAGCACCTCGCCGTTGTAATTGGTGTTTTTTACTACTATCGCCATCGTTATTGTTTATTAAGTTTGTTGTTGATTTCCTTCATTCGCTTGCTCCACGGGCTCTCGTCTCCCGGGTCCACTTTCAGGTCCTCCATGACCTTGCGTTTCGGGGCAAGCGCCTTTAACGCCTTTTCTCCTTCCTCCGGGTTGGATTTCAGGATATTCTCATATACCGGACGCGTTTCGGCATTGATGCGCCCGTCTGCCTCCGCAGCGTCGAGCAATGCCTTGCGTGCGGCTTCTTCATCGGCGGCCGCCTTGTCCTCAAACTCTTTCAGCCGGGCTTTCAGGTCGTTGTTCTCATTTTCCAGACCGGCGACACAGCCCGCTTCCCTTGCGTAGGCCTGAGCCTGCGCGATTACTTCCTCCTCGCTCTTGCAATTGGCAAACGAGGGGTGTTTCCGAATTTCCTCCAAGTTCATCTTGCTTTTGTTTTGTGGCTCCGTGAGCCGGTTGTTGAATAAAGTATATATCTGTTCCGGGGTACTGCCCGCCGGAACCGGTTCCGCGTCATAGATACCGTCGATAAAGCCGAGGCGGAGCGCATCGTCCGCCGTCAGCCAATGGTCTTCGCCGTCAAAAAACGTGGCCTTGACCTTCTCCTTCGTCATGCCGAGACGGGCGGCATAAATATCCCCGAGACTGTCCTCGAGGCTCTCTATCTCTTCGATGCACTTCTGCATTTCCTTTTTATTGCCATAGCAGCCTCCGCTCACGCTGTGCAGCATCAGCCTCGCATACTTGCTCATCTCTACCGGTTTTCCGCACAGGGCGATCACGCTGGCCATGCTGGCCGCGATACCGTCCACATAGATGTGTACGTCCGCCTTGCTGTTTTTAATGGCGTTGTAGATGGCGATGCCGCAATACACATCGCCGCCGTTGCTGTTGATGCGGACATGGATTCGGCTCCCCGCCTTTTCGGCTTCCAACAGTTCCCGGGCCACCTGTCCGCTCTGTACTTCGTAATAGTCTCCGATGTCACCGTAAAGGAAGATGGTGCACACTCCCTCCGCATCGGTCTGTATATTGAAAAATCTGCTCATATCTGTCTGGTTTTAGCACATAATCACGCTGGGTTCACATCGCAAAAATGCGACAAATCAACAGCGTATGAAAATTGTATTTTTACCGTGTAACGGTATGACGTCATGGTGGTTTCGTAAAGTCTCATCATGCGGAACGATTTTTATTTCGCGGGATTTTTAGGGCATTTTTGCAGTTGAATCACAAGAATTAAAGCACTATGGCAGATTTGACGAACGCCCAAAAGAAGGAATGGGCAAAGACTTTATACATGCGGGAGAATCTCACGCAACAGGAAATAGCGGAGCGTGTGGGAGTGTCCCGCGTGACGGTGTCCAACTGGGTGCGTGCCGGGAAATGGGAGGAACAGAAAGCCGGGCTGACCCTTACCCGGCAGGAACAGGTGGCCAACCTGTACCGTCAGGTGGCGGAAATCAACCGGGCCATCTCGGCACGGGCGGAGGGGGAACGGTTCCCGAATTCCAAAGAGGCCGACATTCTCGGCAAGCTGTCGGCCGCCATTCGGAACATGGAACAGGAAACCGGAATAGCCGATATCATCAGCGTGCTCACCGGTTTCGTCGAATGGCTCCGTCCGTTCGACCTCGACAAGGCCAAAGAACTGACAAGACTGGCCGACGCCTATATCAAGGACAAACTATAAACGGGAGGCTCATGAAACAGATCGACAGAACAGCCCTCCTCGACTGGGAGAAGTTCAAGGAGGACATCGATAGGGCCACGCCGGTGGACAAATCCATGTCCGCCGCCGACCGGGAGAAGCACCGCCGGTATCTCGAAAGGCACCCGGTGGAATGGATCAAATTCTTCTTTCCGCACTATGCCAAGTATGAGTTCGCCGACTTCCAGAAGCGGGCCATACAGCGCATCATCGCACATGACGAATGGTTCGAGGTGCTTTCGTGGAGCCGGGAGCTCGCCAAGTCTACCGTCTCCATGTTCGTCGTCCTGTTCGTCACGCTCACCGGGCGGAAGAAGAACGTCATCATGACCTCCAACAGCAAGGACAACGCCGTCCGGCTGCTGGCCCCTTACCGGGCCAATTTGGAGGCCAACGGCCGCATACAGGCCTATTACGGCAAACAGGAGACGCCCGGCTCATGGACGGAGGACGAGTTCGTCACCAAAGGAGGCGTGGCGTTCCGGGCAATCGGCGCGGGACAGTCGCCCCGGGGTTCGCGCAACGAGGCCATTCGCCCGGACGTGCTGCTCGTGGACGACTTCGACACGGACGAGGACACCAAGAACCCGGACACGATACAGAAGCGGTGGGACTGGTGGGAAAACGCCCTGTATCCGACACGATCCATCTCGGAACCGACGCTCGTCATCTTTTGCGGAAACATCATCGCCAAAGACTGCTGCGTGGTACGGGCCGGGGACATGGCCGACCACTGGGACATCGTGAACATTCGCGACAGGAACGGCCGCTCCACTTGGCCGGAGAAGAACACGGAAGAGTTTATCGACCGCACGCTGTCCAAAATATCCACCAAAGCGGCGCAGGGAGAATACTTCAACAACCCGATTTCCGTCGGGGAAGTATTCGAGACCATCGCCTACGGCAAGGTTCCGCCCTTATCGAAATTTAAATTTTTGGTCGCATACGGTGACCCGGCACCGGGCGAGAGCAAGGGAAAGAAAGGCAAGTCCTTCAAGACGGTATCGCTGCTCGGCAAACTCGGGGGACGGCTTTATGTCATCAAGACCTTTCTCGCCCAAGCCCTGAACGCCGAATTCATCGGTTGGTATGTCAAACTGTTGGAGTTCGTCGGCGGAAAAGCCACCGTGTATTGCTACATGGAGAACAACAAACTGCAAGACCCTTTCTTTCAGCAGGTGTTCAAACCGCTCGTGGCCAAAGTCCGGAAAGAGCAGAAAATATCGCTTTATATCCGGGGGGACGAGAAGAAGAAAACCGACAAGGGAACCCGGATAGAGGCCAACCTCGAACCCTTGAACCGGGAGGGGAACCTGATCCTTAACGAGGCGGAGAAGGACAATCCGCACATGAAAGAACTGGAAGATCAGTTCAAGCTGTTCACTCTCTCCCTGCGCTATCCGGCGGACGGCCCCGATGCCGTGGAGGGTGGCAACCGCGTCATCGACGAGATCATGCATCGGGCGGAGCCTCCGGTGGTCAAGACCCGGAGAGAGTTGCGGAGCCGGAACAAACGAAGATTATAACCCTTTAACCCCTATACCTATGAGTCAATTTGTCGAATTGAGGGACTATGACGCGAGTATCCACCGCGACATTCTGGATGCCCTCGTGCGGGAGGACGAACCCGTCATCGAAATATGCGAGGACAGGGCTATCGCCGAAATGCGGTGCTACCTGTCGAAACGCTATGACTGCGACAGAATCTTCTCCGCCACCGGGGAGGAAAGGAACCAACTGGTGTTGATGATGGTCATCGACATCGCGGTCTATCACATTTTTTGCATACACAACCCGCAGAAGCTGTCGCCTATGCGGAAGGACCGGTACGAACGGGCCGTAGAGTGGATGAAGGCGGTGGCAGCCGAGGAGATCTCCATCGAGGGGGCGCCGCTCCTGCCGGCGGAGGAACGGGCCGGAAACTCGAACTTCCGCATCACAAGCAATCGAAAAAGGACAAACCACTGGTAATCACATAAGACTATGGCAAAGAAACAAAAACGGAATAACCGGGGCATCATCACCGTCGGAGGCAATCTGACGCTTCCCGGACAAAAGAGACCGAATGTCATCGTGCTCACCCAGCCCAAACGGTTCGGCATCGACATCGCCGACTATATGACGGCCGTCCGAGCCGCCGAGAACGTGGACTATTCAAGGCGTTACAAGCTGTATGACCTGTATGCCGACATTCTCATGGACACGCACCTCACCTGCGTCATCGAGAAACGGAAGAACGCCGTGCTCTGCTCCGACATCGAGTTCCGCAGGGACGGCAAGCCGGACGATGCGGTGAACGAGCAGATTCGTTCCCCGTGGTTCAACCGGCTGGTCGGCGACATCATCGACGCCAAGTTTTGGGGCTTTTCCCTCTGCCAGTTCTACCGGGAGGGGGAATGGGTGGACTACGACCTTATCCCCCGCAAGCACGTAGACCCCGTAAGGCGGATTATCCTCCGTCACCAGACGGACATCGTCGGCCTGCCGTGGGAGAATTATTCCGACCTGCTGTTCATCGGCAGTCCCGACGACTTGGGGCTGCTGGCGAAGGCGGCGCCGTGGGTCATCTACAAGCGGAACACCACCGGTGACTGGTCGCAATTCTCCGAGCTGTTCGGTATGCCCATACAGGAGTATGTCTATAACTCCGATGACGAGCAGTCCCGCCAGCGGGCGATAGAGGACGCCGCGAATATCGGAAGCCTCGCGCAGTTTTTCCACGACGAGGACACCAAACTCAATTTTATAGAGGCCGGCAACAAGACCGGTTCGGCAGATGTGTACGAGCGCCTCTGCGAGCGGTGCAACAACGAGATTTCCAAACTCGTCCTCGGCAATACGCTGACGACCGAGTCCTCGGAGAACGGCACGCAGGCTTTGGGTTCCGTTCACAAGAAGGTGGAGGACAAGGTGGCCGAGGCCGACAAGCGGTATCTCCTCAACGTGCTCAACTACGACATGGCCGATATTTTCGCCCGCATGGGCATCGACACGGCCGGGGGAAACTTCTGTTTCCCGGAGAAGAAGGAGATGGACCCCACGGCGAAGGTCAATATCCTCACGCAGATTGCCCGGCAGTTCGACCTGCCGGTCTCCGACGACTACCTCTACGAGGAGTTCGGTATCGAGAAACCGGCCGACTACGACCGGTTGAAAAGAGAGCGGGAAGAGCTGCGGAAAAGGGAAGAGGCCGCCGCTAAACGGCTTCAACAGCAGCAACGGCAAAAACCGGAGGAGGAAGAAATAGAGGAACCCGACCCGGAACCGGACCCTGAACCTGTGCGTAAAAGCTCCTTCCGCGACCGGCTGGCCCGTTTTTTCGGAAAAGCCCCGTCGGGCGGCGGGGCAGTTTTAGACTGGTAGTCGACCGCCTTTATGAGGCGAAGGAGGGTGAGGTCTCCTCGGGCTTCGAGTTCTCCGGCGAGGTGCTGCGCCGCGCCTTGCGGAACATATACGGCAAGAGCTTCCGCCCGATGACCGACATCGAGATTAACCTGTTCAACGAGATTTGCGACCGGATAAACGAGGCCGCCCGAAAAGGATTCGACGAATCCGGGGCTGTGGATCCGGACGACGACTTCCGCGCGGCCATTCTGCGGAACAACGAGGTATTCGTGGCATTCAAGGTACACCGCATGCAGAACGATATGGCCAAATTATTGTTGGATTCGAACGGCAATCTAAAACCGTTCGAACAGTGGCGGAAGGAGGTGATGCCCATCGCCTCGCATCAGGTGGGGCAGTGGCTGCGTACCGAATATAACACGGCTGTTATTCGTGCCCATCAGGCGGCCGATTGGCAGCAGTTCGAGAGGGAGAAAGACGTATTGCCCAATCTGCGGTGGATGCCTTCCACCTCGGTCAATCCCGGGAAGGACCACATGGTATTCTGGGGGACGGTTCGACCCATCGATGACCCGTTCTGGAACGAGCACCGCCCGGGTGACCGCTGGAACTGCAAGTGTGACCTCTCCTCGACGGACGACCCGGTGACCGAAATCCCCGACTTCACGAGAAAGGACAACCCGCACCCCGGGCTGGACAACAATCCGGGGAGGGACGGCAAACTGTTTTCCGACACACACCCGTATATAGCGAATGCCTATCCGGGGGCAAAAAAGACTGTGGAGAAGTTCCTGAAAGATAATGCCCACTACACTCTCATACCTACGAACCGGGGAATGTTACGTATCCACGACGGGCACGGCAAAGTAGAGAGGGCTAAGAATATCCGTATAGGCAAGTTCCTTGTGGAGAAACACAACTATACGATAGATCTATTGGACAACCCCGACGACAAAAAGAGCGCTGACAGCTACAATTGGACGCTGGGAATCTCTCAGGAATATAAGCTAAGTTCCACTCCTACAAAAAGTTCTATTGACAGGTTGATTCGTGAAGGGAGCAAGCAGGCTGATCATTTGGTGTTATGGATAGACTCCGAAATTTCACTGGAAGATATAGCCACAGCTTTGCGTTCTCGTGTAAGGAGATGCGAGAATCTTAGGTCTATAACTATTGTACAAAATGGGAAAGATGTATTGTTTTCTCGTGAAAAAATTCTTTCGGAGGGCTTTAAAATACGACCGACAGACTTAACATAAGCCAAATCTGTCGGAAGGGGGCGCACAGCCTTGCGGCTTAGCACCACTGCAAATATACAAACAATATTTAAACAATAAACAGAATGGCCGAAAAATTTATGGAGAAGGAGCGCAAGGCGCTGGAAAAGTTCCTGTGCCGGGAGATGCCGGTCATCGCCGGGCAAATGGCCAAAGACCATTTCCAAGACAACTTCCGGTTAGGAGGCTTTGTGAACGGGGGCTTGCACCCGTGGCCGAAGGCCAAGCGGTTGTCATCGGGTGGAAAGGGGGCCGGCGGGAAATATCACAAGTTGCTTTGCGGCCGCCCTCAGGCGG